CCAGGTTCTCTTTCCACCAAATCCCAAAGTTCTTCTGGAAGATAGTCTTCAAGTGAAGACAAACCAGATCTAAACAAATCAGAGTGAAGTGCATCAGTTGCAGAAGTATAATCTCCTGACAACCAATCTCCTTCTTTCTGAGATAACTCATTGATTTCATCCTGATAATCAGGAGTAAAACAAGGAGACATTTGTTTTAAAGAACGTAAGGATTCAAGCATTGCTTTCTGAAGCGGCTTCAGAAGGAAGTTACGAGCAGTACCGACAGTAATTGTACGAACTTTTAAAGGTTCACACAATGCTTGTACTTTCACTTTATTGTGAGAGACAATGTCACTGTCTAGTTCTGCATGAACTCCTCTTCCGATGTGAACAGAGTTGATATTATGTTGTACATAATTGCGGTAAAAGATTGATTTCCTCTCCCACTCAAAAGTGAGAGCAGAAACAACAATATCAGCGAATTTATGTAGAAGATTGTGAGATCCAACCTTGGTTGAATGATTAAGATAATTACCCCTTATAGGGTTTATTTTCTTACCACAATTACATATATCATCGTCCACAGTAAAGCTAACATTACTTGGTACTGAAGGAACATTAGTCCATAGTGTCCAGACTTGATTTTTTTTTTTGTCACAAAATACTTAATTCTTCTTGAAATAGCCTCCCTACAGGAGAGCTGTTTTTCGAGTTTATTAAGTACATGAACATAATCATCATTAGTCGAATAGACAACTAAAGGACTTGTAAATTTCATACCTTTCTCATTGAGATGTGCCATAGGAAGTCTATAATCACAAGTTGAATTCAATTGAATGAATTCACTTGCTTCTAAACTTTCCATGCTTTGTTTATGATTGACTTGGAGGAAATCGTCAACTACCACAAGTGGTTGTTGTTGATATCCATCCCAATGGTCACAAGCAGAATTTCGAACATATACTGTTTCAGTAGCTGATCTTTCTAATCTTCTTGATAATTTCTTTACAATCAGGTTTTGAAGAAGGGATTTCCCTTCGCCTGCTTGTCCAGAAATAATCAGAGTAGTAGGATCAATTCGAGGTTCATTAGGTTGAAGGAGGTTAGTAAATTTAGTCTTATAAGACCGACTTACTCCTCCTCTACCTCGCTTGTTTTCATAAGATGCATGATTGGTCACAAATCCAGAAGTCATCGATGGAAGAAGTTGAGCTGCCTTGACCATAAATGGTCGACAAAACTCAGTGAATTCCTCTAAGATTTCAGGAGAAGTAAATGTCACTTTCGAAACATTATCCTGATGTTTTAAAAGAGCTTCTTTTACAAAACTATCTGGAACTTCTGCAGCTAAAGATTTTGACTGCATAAGGTCCCAATATAC